TCACGGCCGAGCCCCACGCGAAGCTGGAGCCGATCTTGACCGAGACGGACAGCAGCGTCGCCTGGCCGACCGGCAGCCAGTCGGTCGACAGGTTGGTCGCGTGCATGCTCAGCGTCGTGCTCATGCTCGGCTCGCCTCCCGCAGTCCCCGGCGCAGGTTCCGGGCCACCTGCCAGAACGCCTTGAGCTTGATGATGCAGCCGCATCCGGGCTCGTCCACGTAGAGCAGGTGCGGCCACCGCCACCGCCACCGCAGCGGCCAGGGCCGGCCCTGCCAGCGGCAGCCGAGCCAGTGATTCGTCTTCTCGCCGCGGCAGCCGCAGTTCGTTGGCGGGGCCGCAATGTCAACCGGACGACACTCAGATGCAGCCGGTCCGATCTCGGTCTGCGTTGCCGCTCTCGCCACTGGATTCGTGACGAACCGGAGGAGGGGCTCGTCGCCGTCGAAGCCGACCACGAACTGCGCGTCGATGATCTCGCATCCCTGCCGAAACGACACGCCATACTTGCGAAACCGCTGCGCGCTCACGTCATCAACTCCATAGAGCCATAGCTCGCAATGACAGACTGACCGATCTGAACGCAGCACTCAGTCTCGGATGTCTGTAGATCGAGCGTAGCATTATCGAATGAGTAGGTTCCTGCCGGGCAGTTCGATGTCGGCTTCGTGTACTCGGCCGCGACGCCGTTTGACTGCTGGCAATCCGGCGACTGCTCGCTGTACTCAATCGAGGTTTGGATCAGCCAGTGCGATCCGGGGATGCAGGAGTCCTCCACCAACCTCCATCCCACTCGGAAGATTGGTGGATTGGAGCAACTCGTACACTCGCCGTTTGGTGGCGGGAAGCACTCGACGTGCAGACCGTTTGCTCCGTTGCCGCATCGGTACGGATTGAATGCCGGCCTGTCTTCGGAATTGAGCACGCAGCCGCAGCCCGCGTACACGATCTGAGGCGTGCGCACCGTCTGAATCAGATCGGGACAGTTGGCCGGGGTGCACTGATCGCAATCGCCAAATGTCTCGTCGCAGCACGTCTCGCAGTCGTCGTGAAGCTGACTCGGGGCGGCGACGTTCGCCGGCTCGACCATCGTCTCCGGTGACGCGGGGCCAACCTCGTAGCACTCTCCGTCGAACTCGAAGACGATGTCCTCGGTGACATTCACGCACCGGACGTGCAGATCCGTTAGCGGGTCTTGCGAACATGCACACGGGGTCGCCAGCTTCCAGCAGGGGACGATCTTCTCACAGCACGGGAAGCACGACACCTCCAACTCCGCCGGCCCGTTCAGGATGTTCTCGGACGGCACGTCCACGTCTTGAATGTAGATCCAACACTGATCGTCGATCCGGTAGGTCTGAAACAGGATCGGCGGCGGGTCGATCTGGCAACTGAGATAGTGCTGGGTTTCCGGTTCCGGCGCCGGGCATGACGGTGTCCCGATGCTGCACGGAATGAACTCGTGAAAGCACTTCGGCGTCGCGCAGCACGCCTCGCAGTCGTCCTCGATCACCGCGAACCCGGCGAGCTTCGGGCCCAGCAACTCGTCAACGTCGCGGAGGTAGGTAAAACAAAAGTCCGCGTCGGCGTTGACGACGCGATAGACCTGGCCCGCGACCGGCGGCGGCTCGATCGCGCAGGGCAGATACCACAGGCCCGAGCCGCCACCGGCGCCGGGCGGTCGCGGCTTGAATCCTGGCGGAGGCGTGGGTCCGATCGGCGGGCTCGGTGGTGGTGGCGCGATGATCTGCGGCGGGATCGGCTGCTCGCACCCGTCCCGCTCCGGGCACGGCTTGAACTCGTGGAAGCACTCCTCGTCGCAGCAGCACCAGAACGGGGCGAAGCTCATTGGCACTGCCCCTGTACTGCGTTGTTCATGTCGAGCCAGAACTCTTTGGCGTCTCCGGCTGCGACCGTGACCTCTGTCAGCAGCAGCACGCGACCGGCCGGCAACGGTGCGATGAAGAACCCGTCCGGCAGCTCGTCCACGTCGATGCCGTTCATCTCGATGCCTTCGCCTGTGTTGCCGTACTCGGCCAGGTTCATCGCCATACCGCGGTTGAGATTGGTCCGGCCCTTCGCCCGGATCTCCCATTCCGTGTTTCGGACGACCTCGCTCCAAGCGTAGGCCCACACGTTCGGCGTCATCACGACGTTGCCCGCGAGCTGGACGGGGTAGCTGACGCGCCGCTGCGGCTTGCGTCCAGTCTCGGAGATGTAGGCGCCGCCATCGGCGCCGCCGCCGGTTGTGATCTCAACACCGCGGCCGCCGATCGCCTTCCTGTTCACTGCATCGAACGCCTCCAACAGTTTCCTGCCGGTGAACGTCTCGCCGCGCCTGATGATCTGTTCCGGGTGTCGGCTCATAGTTCAAGCAAATTGAAGTCGGCGGACTGGTAATACGGCACTGTCTTGAATCCTTCATCCTCGATCAGCCCCGGCGGCGGCTGGCCCGTCTCCGGGTCGATGAAGACGACGGCGGGGTCATGGCCCTCGGGGTCGAACTTGAATCGGTATGTGAACCGCCACGTCGACGGGACGATCGGCGCGACGGTGGACCCAGGCACGAGAAGCTCGAAGGAGATGTCCATGCACAGCCACGTCCCCGGCGGCAAGCCCTGGAACGTCTCCAAGTTGACGCGGCCGACATTGTTGAGACCTCGCAGTCCAGGGGTTGAGCTCTGCTCCTCCCGCGTAAACGACAGTTGGGTCCGCGGCACCTGCACGCTGATCTCGCCGCCCTGCGTGACGCCGTCGTGCTCGACCGTGATCTGTGCCGGCGGCTCCGCTCGATCGTTCTGCGTCGTGATCTGATCGAGACTCGTCGAGCCCTGGATGACCGAGTTGCTGCCAGTCGGCGGCGGCGGCTGGCCTTCGTCGCGGCGGCGATAGATCAGCTCGATCTGTACGAGCTTCGTCGACAGCGGCGTCGGCCTTCGCTCGCGGAGGATCAACTCGCCGCGGACCGGGTGCTGTTCGCCTGGCACCGGCAGATCCGGGTTCAAGTTCGGGTCGGTCGCCCACACGACGATCGAGTCGAATGGCGGCGGGTCCGTCGGTACTGTATCGCCCACGACGACGATCGCCATACGGACGATCTCGGTCAGATACCCGTCGACCTCGGTCCATCGTGCGTTCTCGATGATGTCAAGCGTGAGCGTGTTCGCCATCACTCCCACCTCAGCGTCAGTGGCTCGTTCGTCCGCTGATGTTCGAGGATCTGCCCAAGCAGCTTGTGAGTCGTTTCATCCTCGACCACGTTCTTCTCCGCGCGTGATGCGAACGTACCACTGAGCGCGACTTGTGATAGCCGGACCTGCTTGAAGTCGGCGGTCCGGCCGGGCCCCGCGTCCGCGACCGAGTCCAGATCGGCGACAGTGTCGGTGGCCGCCTTCGTCGCTTGCTCCAGCCGCTTGCGTGCCTGCTCGAGTGCGCGGCCGAACGTCTCGTCGGAGATGAACCCGCCCGCGAGCAGCCGCTCCAGTTCCGCCAGCGTCTCCGCGAACCGTTCCGCCGGCGTGAGCGTCTGCTCCCATATCTGTTCGGCTCGGCTGACCTCGGCGTTGAACAGCTCCAGCGCCTCGGCCGCTTCCCTCATGCTGGCGGCGAACGCGCCGAACGGATCGCCTGGGTCCGGTGTCGGCAGCGGCAGTGCGTCGGCGACTGCCTTGATCCCGGATGCGACGCGGTCCATCGGCTGCGCGAGCTTGTCGGCCTGCTCCTCCAAGTCACGCAGGGCCGCTGCTGCCTTGCGGATCGCGAACCCGAAGACGCCGCCGCGCTTTGCGCCCTCCAAGCTGAATACGCTGCCGAACGAATCGGCTGTCTTTGTGGCTGCCGCGTCCGCGTCACCGAACCCGGCGATGACAGCTTCCAGGACCGTGGTGAAGTCCGTCAGCGCCGGAGCCGCATCGACAACGATTGCTTGGCTCAAGCCGAGGAACGCTGCCTTGAGTTCGGTCATCGCGTCGATCGCGGCGGCGGCCTGATCCGTCGCGACCTTGTCGAACGCGATGCCGAGCGACTCGGCCTTCCGCTGCATCTTGTCCAGGCCAGCCGTGCCCAGATCGAGCGTATTGAGCAGGCCCGCACCACGCAGGCCGAACAGGTCGACCGCGATCGCCAGCTTCTCGGACTGCGTCGCGACGTTCGCCATCGCGTCCGCGATCTTGCGGAACTGCTGATCCGGTGTCAGTTGAATCAGATCCTTCGCGGACAGACCGAGCATGTCGAGTGCTCGGATCGCTTCGCCCACGCCGGTCGACGCCTCGCCGATGGCCGCCACCATCCGCGTGATCGCCTTATCGAAGACCTTGACCTCGACGCCGGTGATCTGTGCCGCGAACCGCAGGCCCGCCAACTGCTCAGATGCGATGCCGATCTTCGACGACAGCTTGCCGAGCGAGTCGACGGCTTCCAGGCTGCCTTTTGTCAGCGCCACCAGGCCGCCGACAGCCGCGGTGCCGCCTAATGCGAGGCCGAACGACCCGAGCGACTTCGTCAGTCCGCCGATCTTCGACCGGAACGTCTGGACCTGCTTGCCGGCGCGCTTCATCGCCTTCGTGAACGGTGCCGTTCGCGCCGTCAGCGTCGCCGTGATCCCGCCGATGGTCGCCACTACGCGGCCCCGTTCCGGTTGACGTATGCGTTATGAGCCGTGACGTACGCCTTGAGCTTCTGCTCCATCAGTTGCGGGGACTGTTTTCTCCGAAGCCGCTTGGCGAAGTCCGGCATGAAGTCGGCGGGGCGCGCACGGCGGCCCTTCTTCATATGCGGCTGGAGCGACGCAGCCGCCACGATGCCGGCGCGCAGGTCGGCACGGTCCTGCCCGAACGGGTCGAGCCGGTCGTATGCCTGCCACTCCGCGAACTCCCGCGACGTGATCTCGGATTGTGCTCTCGTCACGGACATGCCCAGCGCCAGTGCTAGCTTGAACCAGAATCGCCGCTCGGAGCGGCTGGCGAGTTTCCCGCCAGCTCCTCGACGTCTCCGTCTGACAAGCCGTTGAGACGGGACGAGACCTCGAACAGACGGTTGAGAACCGCGGCCGACTTCGTCTGCAACGTGAGCACGTCGCTCGGGTCGTCGAACAGCGGATCGCCCGCCTCGTTGACGATCGTGAGCACGCACATCCTCGCCTTGAGGCCGCGGCCGTCGAGCTTCTCGCCCTTCTTGGCCTGCATCAGTTGATACTCGAAGGCGTCACGCTCGGCCCCGGTCATCGTACGGACGATCACATCGCCGCCCCACTCGGGGACGTTCACGGTTTCTCGGGGCAGATCGTCGGCGGCGAAGATCGCGTCTTTGCTGAGCATCAAATTTCCTTCTTCTTGCGGGGCCGCTTCGCCGCCGGCCCGTCGTTCTCGGCCGGCTCGATGTCTGCATGGAGCACCGACACGCCGGACACGGCGACCACGTCGGCGACAGGTGGAGCGGGGGGTGCGGGTACGCGTTGGGCGACGCCGTGAATGACCCAGCCGTTGCCGAGTGCGTCCTCGACCTCTCGTATCTCCCCTCGCTTCCCGTGCTTGGTGTCTGTGCTGAACTGAACGTGCATCATGTCGCGTCCGCCCATGTGATGTTGCCCGAGAACTTGATCGTCGCCGATGCTGACATCAGCTCCTCGAGCGGGCCGGTCCAGGAGAACGCCGTCATAAACCCGGTCGCCGCCATCGTCGCTCCGCCCGCTCCGCCGGACGGTGTCGGGAACGTCACCGTGATCGTCTCGGCAGCAGCGTTGTACGGCGGCACGTTGGTCAGCGTGTTGTCCTGGTCGAAGTGCAGCTCGAGATCGAGCCCACCGGGATCGAACAGATCGCCGGGGATGAACGTCATCCCGGTCGTCGTCCCGAGGTGCGACGTGCCGTGCTCCGATCGGGTGATGTCGACGCCGTTGATCGCAGTGAGCTGTGCGGTCCACCCGCTAGTCGGAAACGAGATACTTGCGCCAGTTCCAATGTCTGCCATGTCGATGGCTCCTTACTCAGACCGGCGTCGCCGATTCGACGTGCCAGATGATGAGGTCGAGACGTGCGTTATGCCGGCCGACTTTGCTATCGTCCGACGGTGGCTCAAAGTCTTCGTCGTCGCTGTCGAGGAAGCTGCCGCGGAGGTTGACCACGTTGCCGCCCGTGCCGATGTCGCCGCGGCGGTTGTCCATGGCTTCCCGAACCGCTTGCCCTACCGCGTCGGCGTCCGATGCGTCCTTTGCCCAGCAGTTGATCTGAAACCGCGACGCGGCCAGTTGTGAGCCGACAGACATGTGTCGGATGTGCCGGTTGCTGATCTTCTGATAGGTGATGTACGGATAGACGATCGTCTTGGGCGACTCTCCGACCGGGTAGACGCGGTCGTTCACCAGTGCAATCACGCCCGACTGCTGCGTCAAGAACTGGAACAGGGCTACCCGTAGGCTGCTCATCGCTTGACCTTCCCCCGGCCCAGCTTCGCGACCTCTTTGTCGATGCCCTTGAGCGTCGTCCGCTTCAGGATGCCGATCACGGAAACGATGTTGCGGTCCAGGGCCGGACGCATGAACGGCTGTGCCGGCACTCGCTCGCTGCCGAACTCCTGGATGTGCGCGTACTTCGTCGGGTTCTCGAACCGACCTTGTGGCCCAATCTCCTTGAAGCCGCTACGCGGACCGACCGCACCCCAGATCACGCCGCTCGGGAAGAGCTTTGGGTTCCGCTGCCCGATGGACGCCTTGAGCAGACCGCTCTTCGTGAACCGGCCCGACTTGCCTTCCCGCTTCCGCTGCGGCGCCAGTTGCCGCGCCGTCTTGACGACGGGCCGCAGCGCAGCACGGACCGCCTTCCGCATCACCCGACGCTGAACCTTGCCCGGCAACGCGGTCAGCGCCGCGATCAGTTCGGTGTCGCCGCGGATCTTGATGTCGAGGACATCGCGCGCCATCAGTTCTCACCCGTGGGTTCTTTGCACATCAGCTCGTCCTCGATACCGCGCTCGTCGAGGTTGAGGATCTGCCCGATGTTCAGCACGCGGGTGCTGTTGTGCAGCAGCCGGTGGTCCGTCGTCAGTCCGGTGTAGTGCCGCATCCGTACGCGGTGCGTGATGTCCGAGTCCACGACCTGCGCCTGGAACAGCTCGCGGCCAGACAGCGGCGACACGGACGCCCACCGGGTCGCGACTGTGGTCCAGCCCTCCACGACGCCGCCATCGGGCCGGCGCGTCTCGCCGAGCTCCTGGATCTCCACGCGATGGCGCAGCTTGCCGGCCCTCATCCGATCACCTCGATCCGGTGCTGCCACAGCAGCGACTCGATCGTCATCGGGATCGTCTGCACGATCGTGCCGGTGACGAGCGGCTCCCGGTTCTCGAACCAGTTGGCGGCGAGCAGCTTGATCGCGTGCTTGATGCCGGCCGGGACGGCTGTCGCTGCGGCGCCGTAGCCCGCGACGTACCGGACGACGACCGGGTTCCAGTCCGACGCACGGATCGTCGGCCATGACTGATTGAATGCGAGTTTGATCCGGCCCGGCTCGTTGGCGATGTCGACCTGGTACACGCTGGCCGCGAGCGTCTGGCTGGCCCCATCGCCGTCGATGTATGTGATCGACGTCACGGACTGGAGTGGCGGGGCCGGGCACTCGATCACGGTCGGGAACCGTTGCAGCGATAGGTCGATCGTCTGCGTGATGAACGCCCGCCGCGTGAACACCTCGCAGTATTTACGCGCGGCGGTGATGTACTCCTCGACGAGCGACTGCTCGACGTCGTCGTCGATGTGGCTCTGCGCCTGCATGTCGGCGAACGTGACCGGCTCGACGGCTGGCTCTGTTTGTATCGAGGTCGTCACGGCCCTAGTCCTTCTTGCTGCGGGCCCGTCGTGGCTTCGGATCGTCTTCGGTGTCGTCCATCTCCGGCTCCGGGTCCGGCTCGGCCGCGATCACGATCGGCTCGTCAAGCGGCACGGACGTCGCCGACTCGATCAGGCCGTCTGCGAACAGTGCCGCACGCTGATGCCCGCTCGGTGTGATCATGTCGCCGACCTTGTACGGTCCAAACGGCTTGACGACTCGGTATCGCTGT